TGACCGGCGTATTCCACAGCGACGAGAAGACCTGGGGCACCGCGAAGACCGGCGCTTGGTCTCACCTGTCGATCACGCCTGCCAAGCACCTGCTGCATGACTCCCGAGCACTGCTACCGCACCAGGCCGAAGCTGAACGCGCCGAAGACTTCAAGACGATGGTGAAGGCGCTGAAGGAATTTGACCTGCAGACAGTAACGACCGCAGTAACGCTGCTGGAAAGCGAAGCTCTGTATCGTTCAGAAAAGACGCTAGGCGTCGCCAAATGGCTACAGGAGCTGATCACGCGCCGCAACGCTACCAAGGACAGTCGAAGCCGTGCGAACCAGCTATGGCTCGCTGTAGCCACAGCGCCCGCCGGTTTTGCGCATCCACGGTCGTCAATGATCGGTACGTTACTGGAAGACATTGCAGACGGCCTAGCCTACGAGGACGTGCGCAACAAGTTTTCTGCCAAGATGAACCCGACAAAGTACATGCGACCGCAGTCAGATCCCACAGCAGGTGCGACTGCTTCGGCGGAAAGGCTGGTCGAAAAACTCGGCGTAGCCGCGGCGTTTGAACGCCGGTTCGCTCGCCTGGAAGAGTTACAGACGATTTGGAAGCCTGCGGCAGTCAAGTCGGTTTCAGGTACAGGCGTATTTACGGCTGTCAAGCCGAAGGGTGCCGAGGCACGCGCCTTGGTGAACGGCCGCGCGTCGCAAGCCCTGACCTGGGCAAAGTTCGCCCGTACCATCATGCCGCAGGCCGACAAGATCGAGCTGTACGTGCCCGAAGTCGGCAGCTTCTCAGCGTTCTTGACCGCTGTGGACGGCGCTGCCCCTCCGATCATCCAATGGGACAGCGAGGAAGCGCGCAATCCTCTGACTTGGTATGTCTATCGCAACGGATCTCCTGCGTCTCGTTGGGGCCTCATTCCGGGCACTTGGACCAACGTTACGGCGCTTAGTGAGCAGCCTAATCTGTGGCAGGCAGGCTTCAAGCATCAAGGTGAAGGCGTTTTGTTCGTGCTGGACGGCGCAAAGGACGACCGCAGCGTTGGTGCCGGTAATAACCTATTCCCGGAGTTACTGAAGTCGGAGCTACACGGTGCTCGGAAAGTGATCGAAGCCTTTTCCAAAACGGCGAAGGTCCACGGGTTCACTAACGCGTCGGCGTGCGGATATCTTTTCCAGAAAAATATTTCCAGTTTCAGCAGAAACCGGATTCGCGTAACTACTCAAGGCACTGCGATTGAATACAGCCTGGACCGCTGGGATTAAAGCGCAACTTAGCAGGTAAGTAGACTCACTAATTCAAGGAAGTAACTGATGACAAAATTTCAAGTAGTCCTAAGCGTTATAGCCGGTTTGCTCGCGATTGCAGCGCTCGGATTCTACTTCAACGCCCTGGACTTGGCACTGCTCGCAACGTTTGCCCCGAGGACCGAAGCTGTACGCCAAAACACGTTCGAGCAGAGCAGGGCTTATAACGACGGCATGATCCGCGATCTGGAGAATATCCAGATGGATTATGTCGCGGCGACGACAGACCAGCAGCGCGCAGTGTTGCGTGCGACGGCCCTCCACCGCTTTTCGGTCTACCCAGCTTCAAAGCTGCCGCCCGACTTACAAGCGTTTTACCAACAATTGAAAAACAACTAAGGACCAAAACCATGAAGAAGCTTACTTATGTTCTTATCGCGCTGCTCAGCGCGCTCATGCTCGCGGGTTGTCCGGTAGACCTGCCTACATCGGACCAAGTCGCGCACCAGCAACAAGAGCAGATGTCGGCAGAAGGCAACCAATCGGTAGGCATGCCGGCGATCACGAATTTCGCGCAGAAGCGCGAATTCAAGATGATTCTGGAACTGGCTGACCAGGAGAAGCCGACCATCACATACCAGAAGGACATGAACGGCCGCTTCCATAAAATTTGCGACTCGATTGGCTTTCCAATTCCGGCCGCGACGCAGTACACGAACCCGCAGTACATTGCGTATAAAGGAAGTCAAGTCGGCGTGATTACGCTACCGCAAGCCGACCCGAGCGGGCTGTATTCGCCGGCATCGGCCGATGCGACCTGGGTGCTGTGTCTCGATCCGACCACGAAGAAGATCGCACCGTTTTACGCAGAAGACCGCGTGGAAGCGTCGCTGTTCCCACTCCCCGGAGCGCTGCCCAATTGAACCCCAGCGTCTTCGACGGTGATCGTGACGGGCAGTACGTCATTCCCGCCAACAGTCCCTTAGGGATCAGATTTCCGATGCCTATCTCGAAGGGATACGCGCGAGAGATGAATGGCGATTTCGTCAAAACAGGGAGAAGCCAGCACTCAAAGGAGGGCAACCTCGTGTGGGTGAATGTTACTCATGCCATAGAGCAGAACATTCCCTACAGAGTGATTACGCATAAGAACCCGCTCGACGGGCAGGTAATTGGGTATGAGGTGCTTATGATGAGCTTTCACTGCTTGATATGCAGCCGAAAACTCGACCAGCCCGAAGATCCGCTCAGCCTCGATTGTGGTGGTGACTGCCTAGGTTGTATGAACAGAATTGAAAAGGAATGAAATGACACAAGCATGGAACATTAGAAACCCGATCGGTGGCGCAGGTGAGCCTTATGCGACCGGACCTGCAGGAATCGTCATCAGGCCAGGAGTCACTAACTCCCCTGAGTTTTTCGAGGCGGTGATCGCTACGCTGAACCGCGAGTTTCCACAACATTCCGCTGATGCCTCCGTCGAACCGGCGCCAGGCGAGTTTGTATTAGGTTCGCCGGCGATCCCCGTCACGCATTCCGCGCAAATCGGAGATGCAGTAGTCGTGATCTCCGCGGCGACCGCTGAGGAAGTGCTTGAAGTACTGAACGGCTCGCAGCGTCCCGCAAGCTACGGCGCTCCTGTCGCTATCACGAACATCACCACAAGCGCTGAAAACCTTATAGACTTCGCGGCTTTGGGACCTATTTGCGGTCTTGCCTCTGACGGAGTCGATGGTCGCCCCCAGGTCTATATCACTCTGCCGAATGTGTTGGATGCTAAGGGCGGTGCTACGACTATCGATTTCACTGGGCATCTTACCAATTTAAGTACCGGCGATCACTGGAGCGTCCGCACCATCTTCAAGGGTAAATCGAGGAGTCCGTACAGTCGACGCGTGTTTATGACGGCTGGGTGCGACAACGAAAATGAGATGTTATCCGAGCGCATAAAGCAGCTGGAAGCCGCTAATCTCGACCAGGACCGCCGCATGCAGGAGTTGGCAGCTGAGCGCGACGACTTTAAGGGTAGGGTCGACCAGCGGACCCGCGACGTAGATTATTACCAGGACATTATGGAACGGTGCTGTCAGTATCTCGATATCAAGTATGACGAGAGCGAGGCACTGAACCGCAGATACGAGACGTTGTTCGACAAAATCAAGCAAGGAATCGACGTTGGCCCCGGCTTGCAAGTTCACGGGACAGCCGGAGCAGTTTCGGCGGTGTACGAACTGCTCGCGCGTTACGCGAAGGTGCAACGCAGAGAGGGTTACCTCACCGCGCGCACAGCCAACTCACTGCTCATAGGTAGAGATCACCAGGTGTACGGGAGCGCCGAAGCCTTGAAAGCAACAAGTGCTTTGATGCGGTGGCCCCGCGTAGACCGCATGTTTCGAGCAGCCGTAAGTACACCGTTCTGGAATAACTCTATTCGTCTCGATTTCGAGAACGAGGAGCAGCGGCAGCTGGCGCTCCAAGAATGGCGTAACGCAGTCGCTGCACACTACTTGCGAGGCAAATCATGAACGAAGTCCGCCCACGCCCGGCGGCGGGACAGCAGTGGAAGCACCGCAAAGGCCACGTCTATACCGTTATCGGCGTCACGAACGAGCCGAGCGAAGAGAAGGCGCACAAGTTCCCAGTAACGGTCTTCTACCGCGCGCCGGACGGCCGCGTCTGGTCACGTAAGCTCGATAGCTGGATGCGCAGCTTCACGCTGATTCCTGGAGGCGTTAAGTCGACCTGGGATGGAGACGGACTGCCTCCGATTGACTGCGATGTGATGGTCAAGACACTGAACGGCAGCGACGCTCAAGGCAGCGTAACCGGTTATCACCTTCTCGGCGCGCTGAGCGGGGTTGGTGCGGATTACTACCGCGTCTTTGTGGATCTTGTAGACAGAGGTTCCGGGAAGCAGGAAACGCGCCTGCTGCGCGACGTATCCCCGGTAAAGGCATCCTCATGACCAGAGTCGCTTGCTCAGGAGTCATCAAGCGAATCCTCGCCGGCACGCCAAACAAGGATGGCTGGTCATTCCGTGGTGGCGGCCAAGACGTGACCTCAGACGTTTTGAAAGCCGTCAAGGAATTCGTGGGAGTCGGATGCACTCAGGTTGTCACTGAGGACGGCAAGCCCGTGTTTGAAATCGAAGTCCGTGCCATTGGAGTGCCGAAATGAGTTGTACCTGTGTGTGTGACAACGAAAAACGCCTCGCGGAGCATTACAGCAAACAATTAGGCGTCCCTGCGAGTGCCGAAGCAAAGAATGTGGCGATAGTGTTTGGCGCAAAAGTAGAAAGCCGCCCCTTCTTGTTCTATGCGATTAAGGCAGACAAGCCGGGCTACCGCAGCGTAAACGGAAAAAATATCCACATGTTCTTTAATTTTTGCCCGTTCTGTGGCGTCAAGACTGAGGAAGTCAAATGACCGCCGACACCTACGTTGCAGCCGTCTTAACCGGCTGGGTCTATGCCAAGCCCAAGCACGGCAACGCCAAGACCCTACTTCTGACGATTGGAGGTATCGCCATCGTCGGCAGCTGGACCGGAGAAGTCGGCCAGAGCTTCTTAGCCTGGGCACCGCTGCCCAAGCGGGACAAAGCTCTTGAAGCGGAGCTGTTGGCCAAGGGTCGGGCGGCATGACACACCAAGCTAATTGGACGGCCCTGTTTCGATCTGTCGAGCGCAGCGAATTCTTCGCGAGCTTCGCAGAAACCGCTGCGGAGTGCTTGGCGCGCGAGTATTACCACAGCGTTGAGCGCTACGACCGCAGCGTCTGCACAGGGCGTATCTATGCCGGTTGCATTATGCCGGCGACGCCTGCGGAATCGCGCTTGATCAACCGAAACGCCACAGCGACGCTTCGACGGATCGAAGACAAGGGCTTGCAGCTGGGTATCAGCGCGCAGGATCTGTACGACGCGCGGATTCGCTTACTTAAGGCCGGCCGTGAGATGGAGGGTTTCGAATGCTATACGCCGTGATTCTCGGGTTGCTTCAAGAGGGTCGGATACGGAGCGCGCGGCCGACTTCCTTTGCTGGCATTTTCGATCAAGGACGCGACGCCTGGACCTGGGCTTTCCCCTGGGAGCTTGTGGAGCATGAAGGCGTGCGTTTCCATATACCGGCAACGAGAAAGACCTACGCAGGAGGTCGGACTGGCGGAAAGTCTCACTTTGCGAGGCAGATGCAGAAAACGACAGGAAGCCGCCCTGACACGATGATCTGGCTCGACGAGGCGAGTACGTTCACGGCGCGGCAGTGGGGATTGCTCAAATGATCCACGGCCCTTTCCCCACGTTCAAATCCATGCTCGACGACGCGATCAGCCGGGCAACGTATGTAGCGCCGGCCGTGGATCACGCATTGGCGGAAGCTGGCCTGCAGGAGCCTTTCGACGGCGACGTTTTTCTTGACGCGTTGGCTAAGCAGTGCGGGATGGTGATCAGCCTCGACTCTATCGCAGACCTGACATTTTCGTATGAATTAACGGAGGAAGAATGACAGATCTTGCCGCAGAAAACGTCAAGTTCACGAACGCGCTGCGCTATGCGGCCAAGATCCTAGGCCATGACAAGCTCGCAGTCGGGCCTAAGCCGGCCAGCGAGGCGCAGCAGCACTTACGGTTGCGCCAGGCGTTGCGTGAAGCGGTGCGGCAGATGCGGGCTATCGCTGAGCCTGTTGGGAGCATGCACGGTTACTGGGACGACATAGGCGACTTTGAGGCCCTGTTAAGCGGCGGTCAGCCGCGGCTAGACTGGTCGGTTGACCATACGAAATAAGCACAGCAGCTACGGCAACATTTTCAATCGAAAAGCGCTCTATAGAGCGCTTTCGTTTTATTTAAAGCGATAAAAGGTGTATATTTAGCTCCACGGAATCAGGAGTTAGAAAATGTGTTTCACAGTAGTTGTATCGCCGGCTCAGCCTGGCAAGTTCCGCAGCGTTCTGATCCAGGACGAGCAGAAGCGGATGGTCGCAGTGATGAACACGCATGACACAGGCTGGGAGCATGCCGTAGCCACCGCCGTTGCGTTTTCGGAAGCGGCGAACACGCGGGAGAAGCTGGAAGAGGCGGAAGAAACGATCAAGGGCCTGCGCTTGCAGCTGTCCAACATTTAGACCAGGAGAACCAGTGTCTGATAACGTAATTTTTATGATCGAGAGCGGCAAAATGCTTGCTCTGGTCAAAGACCACCTCAAGCAACGCGCGCGAGCGCACCGGGAGGGTATCTCCCTGGTTAAAGAGTTAGGTGCAGATCAGTACCGTGTTTTCGACGACGACGGAAAGGTGTTTGAAGTCATATTCAGCAGCTGCCCGCGTCACCCTGACTTTACGGTGCCTAAGAAGTCAGGCTCACGTCCCAAGCGAGGGACTGAATGGGCTAAGCGTTTCGCCGCGCAGGTGGGGTTCAAGCCTGTGTCCGGGCTTATTGCCGAAGCGCTTGGAATTCCCCTATCGATAGCCTCTAACAGCACTGACGTGGGTATGGGGCGTTGGCGCGTCCTGGGCTACCCGCTGCGGGAGTGCGGTTTCATCTACCCAAGTTTGAAAGGCCCTTATGCGTTTTACACCCCTAACGTTCCGGCCGAAGTAGCCTGTGAAGTAGCACTAGGCCAGAGCGTCGAAGAGCCAGCCGCATCGTTCAAGCTCGAATTCGAGGGGTGTCGACGCATTACGGAAGAGGAATGGAACTTCATCGTGGCCCGGCACAAGTTCAAAAAACAGAAAGCATACAAACAGGGAGAAGCGAGTTGAGCAAGATACTGCCGTTAGTGTCGACCGATGAGATGCGGCAGGCGATGGAAGGTGAGACGCCTTACTTCTGCAGGAGAGCACTCGACAAGTCATGTTACGTAGTGGGCATCCGCAAGAACGTCGATTGGGCGGACGTGATTTCTGATGACCAAGAAATTCTGGAAACGTTTCCCCACGAGGATCTAGCTCACGATAAGTACGGCGAGCTGGAGTTCCAGTGGCGCTACGCAGAGATGCTGCGTGTAGCCCCGACGCTGCCGAATCCGCTGCTCGCCAATTGCTGGGAGTTCAATACCGAATACGACAAGAACAACGAGCCGAGCCAGATCAAAGCCACGTTCCGCGTCACAACGCTCGTCGACCAAGGATTGCAAGAAAAGGCGCAGGAGCACATTAATGCGTTTATTGCGAACGCGATCACCAAGGGAAACGCAACGTGAAGAAGCCCTATTTTGTAACTCTCACCACCGTAGCCGTCGTGATGGCGCGGGACGCTGCGGACGCCGCACAGGTTGCTCGTGACGTGCGTCGCGATATTTTTTCCGAAACGCCGCCGGAACACATCAGTTTTGAAGTCGGAAATTCCCTGACGCTTCAAGCGCAGCATGCTTGGCCCGCAGGCTGGAGTCTTGACCTCATTCCCTACGGCGGCGATGGCAATACCCCGCTCTGCGACATCCTGCGCGCCTAAGCAATAAGTATACCAACCTGAGACAAAAATGAATCATTTCGCTGAAGTAGTACGTTTTAACGAAGCCGCACGCGGCGCGCTGCCGCACCGCCCAACTAAGCTGACACTCGACGAGACAAAGCTCTGCCTGCGTTTGATCATCGAAGAGTCGTTCGAGACCGTCGAAGCGTGCCTCAGGCCCGAAAGCGCGGCGCTCGTCCTGATGACGACTTATAAGAACAAAATTCAGGCGGTCATTGCTCACCTGATCGACCACTCGGATGTAGAACAGGACAGCGCAGCCCTGTTGGACGGTCTGTGCGATACAATCGTGGTTACTATGGGGATGGCTGCGCTCGCCGGGTTGCCGCTGAATGAAGGCATGGGTGAGGTCAATGGTAGCAACTTGGCCAAGATCGACCCAGCCACAGGCCTGTGCATCAAGGATGCCGGCGGAAAGATCCAAAAACCGCCGGGTTGGAAGAAGCCGGACCTCGAATCGATCATCAGCTGGTCTCGGTTGCACGGCAACCGCGGCGACGTGCATTACGAGAAGATTAAGCCAGTCTCGGCTGCACTCGAAACCGCGTTAAGCAGCTGCGGTCAGTTCCCCGAGAACTTAGCAGCGCACAAGAAAGCTGGGGGTGTAGGTCAGCATGAGTAGAGAAGAAGTTGAGGCGCTCCTGAGAGCTAAGAGGGAGTCGGATGGAATCGACACGGGGCTTTACGACTGCGGATTACAGTACGTGGTCATGGACGAAGTGGACGGCGTAGGTTTGACGTTCACTTGGTTCTCTCAGATGAATGATTTAGACGATCTGGTTTAAGGAAAACGTAATGGATTGGTTCAACCTCAAAGACATCTACACCGACAAAGAAATGCGCGATACCTACTCCAGCTACCGCAGCCGTGTAGCTGGTGCTCAGGCGCGACACGTACGCCATCTGGACATCCCGCGGGAAGCTGGAGCCGGAGCTGGACGGCCCGCGCGTGTCACGCTGATCACGCGGGAAGGTGTAGATGCGCTGTACGCGCCGGCCGCCGCGCCTGCAAAGCTGAAGCCTTACGTCTGCCCGATGCGCCTGACCGATAAAGCGCGTCAGCACATAGCGGTTACGGACAAGTACACGCTTGGGCTTCGGTTCTCCACGGAAGGGCTTGAGAAGCGTGCCCGAATTCTCGACACGGATCAATTCATCGCGTTCCTTGTGAAGATCGGCAACGTGGATTTGATCGAGCCGGATTTTATCAACCTCTAGTCTTTACAGCGGGTTAGTGTCATCTTTGGCATTTTATAGATAATAATATTTAGGATTCCTAATGAAACAGGTCTACGTTGAAAAGAAGCTGAACAAGGCCAACACCGTGTTGGTCGGCATCATGGAATCCATCTCGCGCGAGTACTCTGCAGCGGGATACACCATGACCACTCGACAGCTCTATTACCAGCTCGTTGCGCGCGACTACATCCCGAACACGCTGCAGGAATACAAGCGCGTCGCATCGATTATCAACGACGCCAAGCTCGCCGGCCTGCTCGACTGGGACGCGTTTGAAGATCGCACGCGGGCATTCGAGCGTCGTGGTCACTGGGATAACCCGGAAGACATGGTGCAGGCATGCGCCAACCAGTTCTACGTTGATATGTGGGAAGGACAGGACCGTCGCGTGTTCGTGATCGTCGAGAAAGAGGCGCTGGTAGGCGTCCTGAATCGCGTCTGCGAACGATTCGACGTTCCGCTGCTCGCAGCTCGTGGCTACCCCTCTGCAACAGTGCTGCGCGAGTTCGCCGTCTCCGACATGCGAAAGGCCGAACAAGCGGGTCAAGACTGCTTGATCTTGCACCTGGGCGATCATGATCCGAGTGGTATTGATATGACGCGCGACTTGCAGGAACGCCTGTCCTTGTTCACCAACTCGCACGTCGACCTGCGGCGCATCGCTTTGAACATGCAGCAGGTCGAAGCCGAAGACCCGCCGGAAAATCCGGCCAAGATCAGCGACTCGCGCTTTGCAGACTACCAACGCAACTTTGGTGACAGTAGCTGGGAACTTGACGCGTTGCCGCCCGAGTTCTTGGACTCGCTGCTAACTGAGCAGATCCGCGAAAACATAGACGAGCCGGTTTGGCGTGAACGCGAAGATGAAATCATTGACGGCCGCCAGGCGTTGAACGAGGCAGTCGACTACATCGCGAACGGGCTACCTCACTACAAAGACAAGATGACCGGTCGCACGGGTAAGTTTGAATCGGCGCTGGACTGAGCGGTGAGCAAGCAGCCGAGGAAACGGACCAAGAAGTATGTCCCGAAGCGCGTCAGCTCACCGGTCATGCCGGAGCTGCACGACATCATTGCGATGGGCATGCACACGTCGTTCTCAACGCTGAAAAGCCGGCCGGATGAAAATGCGTTCTCAATGCTGGCCAGGATTGTAGGAATGGTCGGCCGCGCTATCGAGGGCGACCCGAGGTTTGCAGCGGAACGGCTGCAGATCAACTCGGCCGGCGCAGCGCTCAACCAGATCGGGGCCAAGGTGGGTCCGTTGCGCGCGACGGCGCTGGAGCTGCTGCCTGTCTTGAACGCAGTGCGAATGATCGATGTTATCTTGCCGCGCCTCGATGTCGCGAAGTTGCATCAGGCTAATTTGGATATGGCCTGCCTCAAATAGAAAAGCCGGGCTTTCGCCCGGCTTCCCCCTCTACGCACCACCCCTGGATCACCCTATGAATCATCGCAGCGCGAAGATATCACAGTTCTATTGGGAACTGTGATGGAGACCATACTGTTTCCGTACGTTATTGAAGGAAAGTCGAAAAATCTAGCGATCCGAGTGAGTGGTGAAGTCATTGGCGTCTTACCCATTCTGGCGATTCTTGGCTTGAAATGGCAGTTAGAGCGTGTCCATCTCAAGCCAAAGTACGACATAAACGTTGCCGGCCGCGTCGAACCAGCAGTAGGCCTTTCAGCATTGGAAAATTGGTTAGGACTACTTAAGCCATCAGCATCAAAAGAAGGCGTTTTGACGCAGCATTTCAGGGACCACCTGTGCGCAGCGCTCGTGTCCAAGTCCAGTTCACTTGGCGCTCGGGCGCGTGAGCAAAGCGCTGCAGTCACAGCTGCTAAGGGTGCGGTCGCTCTCATCGGCGCACCTCTTGAAGCGATTGACCACTTCCGCAGAGACGCCAGTCTAGGTTCCGAACGTATTCAGCCGGATCTGATCGCCAAAGTGGCCCACAGAGGCGTGCTCGATCTGTTCGTCCGGCCGCCTCCTTCAATGTGGGACGACTCACTTGCCGCAATCCAGCGTGTGACCGTCAGCCTGGCAGACGACGCCTACCGGCCGCGCCTGCTTCAAGACTACCGCAGAGCGAATCAAGAGGTCTTGGTCGGGCCGCAGATGCTTGAGAGGTATCCAGACAACCCTCTAGTCCACCGACGCCTCCTGCCGGCGCGTAACACGGTGGAGACCGTAGGTGGCGAGACGCAGGTGACCACCGTGCCGGAGCACCTACAGAAATTCCCCTGGGAATAAGCAACTAACGATCTAGGAGTAAAACGGATGTCTGCAGTAGCGAATATTTGCAAAAAAATAAACTTCCCACTTACGCCCCTCGGCTACCAGGTAGAGAACGTCGACGCGAGCATTGCGGAAAGCATCGATCACCACGGCATGTATTGGGACATGGGCGCAGGCAAGACGTTCGGATCGACACTGCGAAACATGATCTACCGAGACGAGACTGGAGCGCAAATCATCCAGGTCGTACCCCCCATTCTCATTAGGCAATGGGCGCGATGGCTGGACAGCTGCGGGATATCGAACACGGTCTACGTCGGAACCAAGAAGCAGCGATCAAAACTCACGCTAGGTCGCGACACGAGCTACCTGCTGATTCCGCTTGGCATCCTCAAGAACGACTACGATCGAATCTATGAGACCTACAGTGCGCGCAAGATATCCGTGGCTGTCGACGAGGCTACCTGCATCAAAAACTACGACTCAGGCAATTTCAGGGCGATCCTGCAGCTGCAGTCCGGCCAAGCCATCATGCCCATGACCGGTACTCCCCTCGCAACACCTAGTGACGCCTACGCATACATCAAGCTGATTAGCCCGGAAATTTACCGAAGCTTCTCCCAGTTCGAGAACATCCACGTCGGGTCGAAGGATTACTTCGACACGGTCACAGAGTGGAAAAATCTTGACGTTTTGAAGAAAAACTTAGGACTCCGATCTTCTTTTATATCGACGCCAGAGGTTCATCCTGACATGCCGCGCGCGCGAATCTCGGATATCGAGTACGACTTGGCCAAGTCACATGAGAAGCTGTACCGGACGCTGGTAGACCAACAGCTGCTCGTGTTCGACAACGGCGGCGCTATCGATGCGTCAACGCCATCTAAACTCTACCATGCGGTCCAGCAGATCGTGCTGAACTACGGCTACTTCGCGCAGCAGAACGATCTAGTCCCCGCAGGCTTTGAAGTGCTTGATGAAATGGTCGCAGAGGTCGGCCGAGCAAAGCTGCTGGTGTTTGCGAACTACAAGATGTCCGTGCGCGCCATCGTGGAGCATTTGCGTAAGACGGGCGTAGCAGCTGTGCAAGTGAACGGCGAGATATCCGCCAAGGAGAAGTTCGACAACATCGAGATGTTCTTGAAAAACCCGCTGTGTCAGGTTCTCGTTGTCAACACGATATCCGCCGGCAAAGGTCTCGACGGCCTGCAGCATGTCTGCCACTACATGCTGTTTATGGAGGTGCCAACCGTAGCTCTGACATTTTGGCAGGCTGTCAAGCGTCTTGAGCGACCTGGACAGAAGTTTATCACGGACGTACGGATCGCCACGGCGCTCGGAACCGTACAGGTGCGGATGCGCAAAAACCTGATTCAGAACGATGGCCTCGTAAATTCCCTAGTTCCGTCTGCAAACGATCTCCGAAATGCGCTCTACGGGAAGTAGTGCGGTTAGAATCCTCCCTTCCCCTTAGCACCCACAACCAAAGACACCACCCCATGTCTGACACATTTTTTTACCACACATCAAATAAGACATCTGGTTGGACAGCAGCGCCGTCGTCGTCGCGCGAAGCCGTCATTGCGGCCAAGAAACCGAAGTACGTCACGGTCTTAGACCTGGACACACTGGTCAACGACGAAACACCTCTCGAAGACACGTTGAAGATCCGTTACTCCGGTCCGTTCTACGCTGACTGGGATTGCCCGGACATTATGGAAGGCGCAGCATCCGTTAATCGTTATCTTGACCTACTTAGTCAGGACTACGATGTAAATGTTGAGTGCGTCGCACTGTACGCCACGGGCGGCCGGGGATTTCACGCGGAGATTCCGTTCGCTGTGATGTCGGCTTCCAAAGCAGGTGTGATGTACTTGCCGTCGATCTACAAGGAAATCGCAAACGAGACGTTCGTCGAGTTCTTGGACTTGGCCGTCTACTCAGCCAAGCGCGGCCGGATGTGGCGCACACCGAACGTCGAGCGGGAAACACCCGGTAAGTTTAAAGTGCCTATCTCGCTCGATCAAATGCGCAACATGACGCAAGCGCTGTACGACGAGCTTTGCAGCGAGCCTCAGCCAACCCCTGAGCGCGCCGAGCCTACCCTAGCGCCGGCTTTCGCTGCCCTCTTCGCTGACCTGAAAAAGAAGGTCGAGCAGAAGTTCCGTGAGCGCAAGAACAAGAAGGGAGACGACAGCGCCGTCAAGCGCTTCAAAGGCGAGTGGCCCGAGTCGGTCTTAACGCTGATGCGCGGCGAGAACCTGAGCAAGGACGTAGGCCTGAACAAGGTAGCGCTGCAGATCGGCATCTTGTCCTGTGCTCTTGGGAAAACGCTCGATCAGCATCTGGAAGCCTGCGAGGGGCTGATATCCACTTATAAGGGCGATGGCCACAACACGCGGTCGTCAGTACGCAATGAGCTGAAGCGCATGTACGGGTACGCGAACGGCAACGTCGCCTACGCCTACTCGCCCGCGGCGATGGCACACATCATGGACGTGCCCCAGCTGGCCAAGGATCTGCGAGGCACAGCTGCTCAAGTGGGCGGCGACTCTAACCCTGACGATTTGAGCGACCTATCGCGCGGCCTGATCAACGGATCGAACGGCATCTACAGCATCAAAGAAGACACGCTGTACCGCGAGACCAATTGGCACTTCGATTCCGACTCCGTTCTGGAGATCACGGACGCGGAGACTGGCGTGTCACGCGGATTCATCCTGCAGAGCCGTGACAGTGGTCGGCCGACCCAGGAAATCAACGTCGACCACGGTACGTTCGTGTCCGGCGACAAGCTAAAGGGCTTTCTGGCGTCTAAAGGCGCAGTTGCGCCGAACATGGACACTCTCAAGGCCGGCCGCCTGCTGGCCTTGATCATGCAAAGCGCCAAGGCCAACGGCCAGATCAAGGCTCTTCCCAAGGAAGGATTCAACCTCATAGGCGATCACATGGTGTGGTGCAGCCCGAGTGGATGCTGGGCGCACAATTCGCCCGACAACTATCGCTTCAGGGCCTGTGCGGGCGGCGAAAGCGGCAATTTCAGGTCCGACGTAATGGCAGCGCCTCAGTTGAAGGATCTGGCGAGCGCGGGCGACGTGATAGACGCCCTGCTCGCCTTCAACTTGAACGATTTCACTGTGGCCGCGACCCTCGGCTGGTTCGTAGCCTGCTGGCACAAGCCGCTGCACATCGCGCTGGGCCAGTCGTTCCCAATCCTTCAAGCTTACGGCGAGTCGGGCGCGGGCAAGACCCTGCTCTGTATGCAGCTGCTCCGCATGTTCTATTTCAACGAAGCGCCTAAGGCGATGAATGCCTCACAGGGAACGGCTTACGGCCGGCGCGTCATGTTCGGCGGCGCTACCTCGATCCCGATCCTGGTCGACGAGTTCAAGCCTACGCGGATGTCGATTGAAGCAGCACGTGACTTCCGCATGACAATCCATGAGATGTACACCCCGGCATTTCAGTCGCCGCGGGGCGGTGGTGACGCCAGGTCGAGCGCACCAGGTAACTGGGCCGAGCTGTCGCAGGACACCAAAACCACGCCGCTGTGCTTCACAACAGAGACGGCCGAGTCCGAGACCGCGATCCAGGAACGCACGATTTCGGTGCCGTTCAGCAAGGCAGCGCGCGGCGGCACAGCAGACGCAGCGTTCCAGAAGCTGACCGGCAACCCCGAAGTACTCGCAGCCGTTGGCAAGCTACTTCTGCAAGGCACAGCAGCTGCGAAGAGAGATACCCTCAAAAGCCTGATCGAGCGCGGACACACAGTTGCTAAGGAGAACTTGAACCGCTCGGGCAACAGCCGGATCGTCTACAACGCGGGCGTCGCCATATCGGGCTTGGGCTTCCTCGGTATGGTTCTGCGGCACCAGATGCCTGAAGAGTTTTCCGAGCGCTTTGAGGCGCGTCTGGAGACCTTGCGCGCGGCGCTTCTTGACGCTACCAACTACACGACCCTACAAGCCGCGCCGGAAATCGTAAAGCTGCTACGTTTCATGATCACTATTTCGCACCAGGACGAAGCGGATGCGGACCACAACGTGCGTCTTGGCAAAGAGTACGCATACTTCGGCAAGGGTCTAGACCTCGACTTGGACGTGGATGCTTTCTACCTGCGTTACCGGACAGCGGCGACACGGCGCAGCCAGGTTCCGGCGTTCGCAGACCCGGATACTTTCCTCGCAGCGTTGGGTTCGTCGTCGCTGCTGAAGGAGAACTCACCGCCCGATTCCGGGCTGATTAACGGCACGAATGCGCCTCGCGTTGTGCGTCTTAGCGCGATTGCACTCGAAGAGTACAAATTAGGAGCGTTTATGGCATGAAAAGCGTTGTACAAAGCGTTTTCGTTTAGTACAGTTCGTCTGCGCTGAGATGAATCAGACACATAAAACACCGTTCATAAAACAGGAAAATAAATCATGGCCATCGTTAAAAACAAAAATGTCAAAGCAGCCGACGCAGCACCCGTGTTCGAACAAGAAAGCGAAACTGCGGCGGCCGAAACGGTCGCTGCAGTTACTCGCGCTGATGTGGCCGATCTGAAGCCTGCGGAAACCGCAAAGGCCGAAGTTACGGCAAAAGTCACGTCGGAAGTGGTCGTTGAAGTTAAGTCTGAACCGGTGATTAATGACGCACAAAATGCTCAGGAGTCCGAAGTAACTGAGCCGGTCGAGGTAAAGAAAACGGCCGTCATTGCGCGCAATCAGAGCGGTGCGATGAAGACGATCTTGAATAGCAGCTCGGGTGCTCCCAGCCCCCTGGATGACTTGGAAAATGCGTTCGCCAAGGCCGGTATTGAAACCGACTACGGCACCTTCCCGCGCCTGCGTCTCGATGCCGGCGTGATCGCTTCGACGGAAGGCAACGAAGCCGGCACGTTCATCGAACTGCAGGTGATCAGCTACAGCCCGAGTTGGACCGTGGCCACGGGCACCGAAGGCAAGGAGGGCAAAGAGCACGTTCGTTTCTCCGACGACGGCAAGGTTACCAACAGTGCCGGCGAAAAGGACGAATACGCCGGTACGCCTTTGGAGGAGTATCGCCAGATCCTTGTCGATAAGGGTTTCGAAAAGGCTTCCATCAAGGAATACACGGCAGTCTTCGGCATCGCTTTGGACGCGCAGCTTCCGGACTTTGCGCACATGAACGAAGTCGTTTCCGTGAGCCTTGCGCCTGAGTCGCGGAAGAAGTTCGACAGCTATAAGGTCAACCGCAAGATCGCTGCTCGTATGGGCAAAGTGCAAGAAACGTCGGGCAATCCGGTTGTGCGTTTCACGTCCGTTCGCGTTACGGGCAAGGAACGCAGCTACTTCAACTTGCTTGCCTCACACGGCGTTACCGCACCGGTCGATTTGGCTTAATCAGTATCAGTAGAACAAGCAGCCGGCCGCGAGGTCGGTTGTTTCACATGGAGTCGTAATGACACGAATTTTTGTGGCTGATACCGAAACGACGGGCCTGAAGTCGTCTGACCGCGTTGTCGAGTATGCCCACCTTGAATGCCGACTGCAGGCTAACCGACTGGTAGTCGTAAAGCAGTTTGAGACACTGACCAACCCAGGCATACCCATTCCCGAAGGGGCGATGAAAGTGCATGGCGTGAACGACGCGATGATCGCTAAGGCTCCGTATCTGCGCGATGTACTGCCCGCGGCCCTCGGCGTGGCCAAGAACGAATACGCGAAGATGTTTGGCCATAACTTCACAGCCTACGATATGCAGTTCCTTGACGGCCTGATCCCGGACAGCTTCGATATTGGATGCACGCTGAAAGCAGCCCGCATGTTTATCGACGCACCCCGACACTCGCTCGACTTCTTGCGAGAGCATCTTGACCTACCTGAAGCACTGGCACACAGCGCGCTTGGCGACTGCTGCTCGACGTTTCATTTGATCAATCACATGCTCGCTGCAGGCACCCCTTGGGATGCACTGTCGAGCTGCATGCTGTCAAAGCCTACTGCGATCACGTTCGGCAAGCACAAAGGGACGCTGCTGCAGGATCTGCCGGACGACTACGTTCGCTGGTTGCTGGAGAAGTGCGACAACACGTCGTGGGAACTGCGCCGCGCGCTGAAGGAGTTGGCATGACTACCCGCTGCGGTGCCCCTGTCACGGGGGAGACCTACTTCACTTCGACATCTGGCGTCAAGAATCCCAACCCGAAAGACTCGATAGGCAGCTCGAAGATCCCGATGCACCTCTGGCCAGAAGCCGCGACTGTCCTAGGCTCCTTAGCGCTGCTCGACGGGGCGCTGAAGTACGGTCGCAGCAACTTCCGCGCCTCGCCGGTCCGCGCCTCTGTCTACTACGACGCAGCGAAGCGCCACCTCAACGCCTGGTTCGAAGGTAGGTCTTGCGACCCTGATTCCGGCCTACCCGATCTGGCGCATGCACTCGCCTGTTTGGCAATCCTCGTGGATGCAGAAGCGGCCTGCACGCTGATAGACGACCGCATGGTTTCTGGCGGCTACCTAACGTTGCTCGAAGGAATGACGCCGCACGTAAAACGACTGCAGGAACTGCACGCGGACAAGACCCCGAAACACTACACCATCGCGGACCAGATGCCATGAGCCAATTCACTCCCCTCACCCCCGCTCAACGAGAGCGCATGACCAAGCTCGTCCAAGAACTGATGGAGTCTGGCGTAGCGGCCACCAAGATTCTGGAGCATGGCTTCGTGGCCACTGACGGCAACGGTGTGACCTATGACAACCGCGCCGACCTACAGCGTGAGCTTGGCGACATCCTTGCAGCTGCCCACCTGATGTTCGCTAACGGCGACATTGACGGAGACGCGGTGCTCGCGGCCGGCGAAGTAAAGAAGTTGACTGTCACTCGGTACATGCACTTCCAAGGGGAACCTCATGCGTAAGCGCCGTCACTTGATCATGGACGTGTCGAGCATCCTTAAAGCCTGCTATTTCGCAGGGAAAGACAAGGAGTTCGGCTTCGAAGTCTTGCACAACGAGAGGCCTGTTTGGGTCAATGGTTGGCAACACGGCCGTGAGTCCTTCATGAACTACATGCACGCAGCTCTCCGCGACCTCGACGCCCGACCGATGGACGTGATCTTCGTCCTGGAAGGCGCTCACGGCACGACGATTCGCCGCAACATGTACTCCGGCTACAAACAGCGCGAGGACCGTCATCCGGACCAGATATCTCAGTACAACCTGTTGGAGTCCTGGCTGCAGGCGTATTTCTCTCGCATGGGGTCGACGTTCGTTAAACAAGATGGTCTAGAAGCCGATGACGTTTTCGCTTACCTGTGCAAGAACCTGAAGGGCGAAATTGTCGGCTTGATCAACGATGGCGACGGTTTAGCCCTGATGGACGGTGAGCGCGTCAAGATCCGCTATCAGTCAAAAATTGCGGCGGCCGACGAAAACCCTCTCGGACCTTTCCCGTTCGAGTTTAACCGGCTCTACAAGGCTATTGTAGGCGACAAGAGCGACACGCTGCCCGGAGCTAAAGGCGTAGGCGAGGCAGGCTTCCTGGATCTCTACGTGGCCTGCGAAGAAGATGGATTGCGCGCACTCGAAGACGTGATCAACCGCGGCGCGTGGGTTGAGCTGGAAGACGAAGTGCAGCATCTGAAGGTCCTGCAGAAGATCCTGGACTCGGCGGACACCGTTCGGCGCTGCTACAAGTGCGCGGGCTTCCTCGACGCCTTAGTCAACGTGCCTGGCAAGAAGCTGATCTGGATGCCGGGTATGACGCTCGAAAAGCCGGAAGGCGAGCACAAGGATGACCGCTTCGACGGCTACTACCAAACGCGCCGTTTAATTCATTCGGATAACTTCGCACAACTAATGGCTTCGGACGTTTGGGCGAAGTTTCGTCAGTCGCCCTGGGTGTCGATCGACCTTGAAACGTCGACGCCGCCCGAGTCCGATGATTGGTTGCGTGAAGTCAACTCGATGGAAGACGAGGAAGATGAAGAAGGCAACCTGAAGAAAGCTCCAGGCGTTGATTTTGTCGCTTCGAAGATATCGGGAATGGGCGTCACGTTTGGCGACAACCAGCAGTACACACTGTACCTGACGGTCGACCACAAGACGGACAAGAACCTAACGCCAGAGCAGCTGTTGGCGTTCATTAACAAGATGCTTGACGCTGACAAGGACATTCGTTTCAACGTCCACAACAGCGCGTTTGAGCTGCCGGTCTTCTTCCTGAATCTAATCGATCTGATCGGCGACGATCCGCGCTGGGATTGCGGATTTTTCCCGCGCATCGACGACACCATTTTCATGGCGTCGTATGTAGACGAAAACGTGAAAGTAGGCCTCAAAGCCCAAGCATCTCTGCGTCTCGGATACGAACAGACCTCATACGATGAAGTGACGCAAGGCCGCAAGATGTGCGAGCTGACGCCCAAGGAAGTGTTCGCGTATGGCACCGACGACACGATTGTGACCTCGGCGCTGCGCACGCACTATCAGCACATCCTGGAGATCGAGAACACTTTCGAGATTTACCGTGACGTTGAAGTCGATGCGGCGTACTTAGTCGCAGCGGGCATGGTCACGGGTATAAATTTCGACCGCGAGGCCATGCGTAAGCAGGAACGCAGCGATGACGTTCGCCGGGAAGCTGCGTGGCAGATCGTGCGCAAGTATCTGTTCGAGAAGAAGTGGGAAGGCGTAGAGCTACCTGCCGTGACGCTTGAACCGTCGAGCATGAAGGCGATTTTCGAAATCGTGACGGGCGAAGAGCTGAAGACGCAGGTACGCAAGCCGGAAAAGGTCGCAGCGTTGATGGCCGATTTTGACGGCGGCGAAACGCTGGCTGAGCTGTACATCCAGGCCATCGCCAACAACGGCGATACAAGCGACGTGGAAGCCTACGCCAGGAAGTATTTCAAGGGCGAGCCGACGCTGAACGTGGACAGTCCGAAGCAGATGCTGAAGTTGCTCTACGAAACGATGGCATTCCCGATCCGCGTTCGTAATCGCCCGACTGACGCAGCGAGAGAAGAGTTCGGCCGCAACGTGGCCGGGTCGCCCAAGTCGGACGCCCTCGCCTTCGCCAGCGCCAAGTTCTATGACAAGGAAACGCACCCGGAAGAGGTGGTGGTACTCGATGCACTGCACGCAATGCGTTCGGTGGCCACGAACCGGAAGATGTTCTACAAGCCGTACCGCACGCTGCGTCATTGGAAGACCGGGATGATTCACGGCAGCGAAGGTCAGTGTATGACGGTCACGCGCCGCTTCGCGCCAAAGAAGCCGAACAAGGCGCAGTGGCCCAAAACGAAGGGCGACTTCCGCGCCTGCATCGTCCCGCACCACAAAGATGCGGTAGTGGTCGCGCTCGACTTCAAGGCGCAAGAGCTGCGTGTGATCGCTGACAGTTCCGGCGATGAAGCCATGACCTCGTGCTTCGTAGGCGAGAACAAGCGTGACATGCACCACATGACCGGCGTGTCCATCGCTCAGAAGAAGATCGACCCGGAAATCAACTATGACTGGTTCGCCTCGGTGATCGAAGACGAATCGCACCCGATGTTCAAGGTGATCAAGGCCACGCGCGGCAAAGCCAAGACGACGAACTTTGCGTCTGAGTACGGCGCGCAGGGTCCGAAGATGGCCGAAACGCTGATGGTGCCGCTCGAAGAAGCCGAGTCGTATCTGGACGCTAAGCACCAAACGTTCTGGCGTGCGGAAGAGTGGAAGAAGGACGAGGTCATTCCGGCCGCCAAGCAACGTGGATACGCCCTCACCCGCCTCGGCGCTCGCCGGCATCTGGCCGAAGCTTTCGCTTCGGATAGCTGGGGCACACGCGCACGCGCTGAACGCCAGGCAGTGAACTTTGAAATTCAGGGTTCATGCGGAGAAATGACAAAGCTGGCTATGGGCCGTATCTGGCGCGCTCGCCTGCTGGAGCGTTTCGACGCGCAGCTGATCGCCGTGGTGCATGACGAGCTGGTGTTCTCTGTCGCCCGTGAGGACGTGGAGGCTTTCACCAAAGAGCTGCACGCCTTAATGACGCAGCGTTATGCGGACATGACCATTCCCGTCGAGTCGAGCATCGGCATCGGCCACAACTTCAAAGACTTGGTCGAGATTGGCGACCAGCCCTCACACGAAGCGATTTCTAAGGCACTGCGCGACCTGTTCCCGCAGCTGTACGAAGAAGCCGCTGAACACGCCTAACACATAACAGGACAAGAACAATGCCCGACCTCGCAGACATGGCAGACGACAACATCGAGTTGGAGCTGCAATCGAACATTTACCTCGCCCGAAAGCGAGTGATCAAACCGCTGATGCCTAACAAGAAGTGCCACAACTGTGGCGACGGGGTCGCTAAAGACGAGCTGTTCTGCCCGAAGGTGGGCGAGAAAGCTTTGATGTCCGAGTGCCAAGCCGATTTCGAACGCAGGTCCACCAAAGGTCAAAAATGAACGACGCAACTGCATTTACCGATCACAAAAAGCGCGCTGCAATCTCGAAGCGTGGGAAAGCGGCCGAGAACTCGGTCAAGCTCTACCTGGAGCGTGTACGCGAGCGTCTTGGCATCGCATTCGACGCTGAGCGGGTTCCTGACGCTCGCGCAGCTGGTGGCCGCTTCACACCCGTGACAGGCGATTTCCGGGCCTTCTACGCAGGCCGCAGCGCCAACATCGAGGTCAAGGAGGTGGACACGTCCGACCGTCTGCCGAAAAAGAACTTCTCGCGCGACCAGATCGCCCGCTGCTACACCCGCTCGCTGACCGGCGTCATCACCATCGTGCTGATCCATCACACCAAGACCGGTGCGTGGGTCGTAGCCCCGATCAAAGATTTTTTCGACTACGACGGCCCGAGCTGGCTGACCGGTGGCTACCCGAAATTCGTTTCTGCAGAAGCAGCTCTTGACTTTGCATTGAAGCCCCTGTTTAATGCGTGACGGATAACGAAAAGCGCTCTACAAAGCGTTTTCGTTACGTAAATCCCCAAAATTCACCACGAGGGCGTTCCTAGGAACGCCCTGGAGATTGCCCCAAAATGACCGAATCAATTACCGTCGAACAGGCGGGGGAAGCGCTCGTACTTACGGATGATCAGCAGACCTCGTATGACGAGGTCATGGCCTGGCTTACCGAGCGCGACCCATCTGTCAAACAGCCTGACGGCATCGACCTACGCTACAGGCGCCCGAAGTTCGCACTGCCCGCGGGCGCTGAGGCTTGGTTCAAGGACAACCAGGACGATTACTTCGTTCTCAAAGGCTTCGCCGGCACCGGCAAGAGCACGCTCACGTCGAAGCTGATCAAAGACCTGAGCGCCCAAGACTGGAACATGGCAGTCTGCGCGCCGACGAACAAGGCCGTAGGCGTTATCCAGGAGAAGGTTCGAGACGCTATGGGTGACAGCGTACTCGCGGCGACCTTCTGCTCGCTGCACTCCGTGTGTGGTATCCGCATGATCGAGACCGACGACGGCCACCACATCGCGTCGGACAGCGGTCTGTCTAACCTGAATCAGTACGACCTCGTAATCATCGACGAAGCATCTATGGTCGACACGGCGATGTTGTTGCGCTCCGTGCAGAGCGGCCGAGGCAGCTGCTTGGTGCTGTTCGTAGGCGACCCAGCGCAGCTGCCGCCGGTCATCGAGAAGTCTGTCGCCAAGCTGTTCCGGCTTCCTCGGGGCAGCATGCTTTCCGAAATCACGCGCGTGGCCGCCGGCAACCCGCTGATCGCAGCAGCTATGCACGTCCGAAAGAAGAATCGTTGTGACGAGCTGCTTTCGGAAGGCGCTGATGAAATCTTCGCCGGCATGGGGCCTGACGACCGCGTGAAGCCATCGGATTTGATGGAATGGCTTCCCGACTCGATGGTCCGTGGCAGTAGCGCGCTGGCTCAGATAGGTATTGACCTGCAGCGTGAAGGCCACGACGCACGGGTGATCGCATATCGGAACAGTACCGTCCTGCGGAACAACGAAAACGCCCACTTCGCACTACACCCGAGCAGCGGATACACCTTGTTCTCTGTGGGCGAGCGCGTGATTGTGCAATCTGCCTGCAAGGCCGAAAGCCTGGACACGGGCAAGACCGTCGATTTGGTAACGAGCGAAGAGCTGGTTGTCGAGTACGTCGAGCTGACCAAGCACCCGCTATACCCTACGATCAACGTGTACCAGCTGGCTCTGCGTGACTACCTGGGCAACAGCGTTGTGGTCTACGTGCCGAAGCTGATGACCGCTTTCAAGCACCACTGTGCCAAGCTTTTCGACGAAGTACGAGACCTCAGCCAGCAGCTCAAGCGCCGGTACTCCATTCAGGTGTCCGACCAGCTCAGACGAGCGCGGGGCGAGGCTTGGGGTTTCAAAAACAGCTTCGCTGAGATCCGCCACACCTACTCCATTACGGCCCACAAGTCGCAAGGATCGACGTTTGACATCGTGTTGATCGACCTGCTGGATCTAATGACCATGCAGTCTGCGTTCGAATTCAACTGTGCGCTGTACGTGGCACTGACCCGCGCACGTCTTCGCGCTTACATTTCTTATTGAGGACTACTATGAATTCACAACAAGTATTTGATGTGATCGAAGCAATAGCTGAGACCGCAAGCAAGAAGGAAAAGCAGGCGCTGCTCGCAGCCAACATCGGACAGCCTTTGTTCAAGCGCGTGCTCGTCGCAGCTCTCGACCCGCTCATTAGCTATGGCATCAGCAAGCGCCCTCCGTCTGGAACGAACAGCGCGGGGCGGGGAGCACTGTTCGACGACGGTACTTGGGCAGTTATTGACGACTTGGCCGCGCGCCGGCTGACCGGCCACAACGCGATTGCCGTCTTGTGCGGCGAGATGGAACGCCTCGAACCTAAATCGGCCGAACTGTTCTGGCGCATCGTTAAAAAAGACCTGCGCGCGGGCTTCGGCGCAGAGACGGTCAACAAGGCATCTAAAGGGCTGATTCAGGCGTCTCCCTATATGCGCTGCGTGCTGCCCGCAGACGCGAAGTTCGATGAATGGGATTGGGTCAAGGGTGCATTCAGCCAGCAAAAGGCAGACGGCGCATTCACGAACGTCGACCACGACCACGCCGGCATCGTGCGTCTGACCACGCGGCAGGGTAATGAGTTGCCGATTGAGCAGTTTGCCGAAGTTGTCGACGCTGTTAAGGTGCGCCTGCAGCTTGGCACGCAAACGCATGGAGAAATCCTCGTGCTGGTCGACGGCAAGATCGCGGATCGCGCGACAGGTAACGGTATTCTCAACCGAGTGGCGGCAGGCGGCAGCTTTACTGAGCGCGAGGTTCCCCTATTTTTCGCGTGGGACCAGATCCCACTGGAGTGTGTGAAGCCGAAGGGCGAGTACACGGTGCCGTACCGCGAGCGCTGGTCGTCGCTGGTGGATCAGGTCGTGGGCGAAGGCAACTCGATAATGTCGGTGCGCCTGATCCCTACCGAACGTGTGCACTCGCTCAAGGACGGCTACGCCCACTGCACAAGCCTGCAGGTCGAAGGCAAAGAAGGAACCGTCCTCAAGAACGGCAGCGGCTTCTGGAAAGACACCAAGAGCGGTAACAAGGATGTCGTGAAGCTCAAGCTCGAAGTGGATGTCGACCTGATTACGAGGGAAGTTCTGAACGGTGAAGACGGCACGAAAAACGACGGGCGCGCGGGCCGCGTACGGATGGAAACGCGCGACGGGTTGCTGAGCGTGAACGTTGCAGTGAAAAACGAGAAGCTGCGCGACGCAATCGACGCGAACCGGGCCGACTTCACCGACCGTATATGGACCGTGCGCTTCAATGAAATCACGGAACCGTCCGACAGCAACCCGCTGCACTCGTTGTTTCTGCCGCGCATGGTGGAAGACTGGTATCGCAGCGATAAAAGTGACGCGGACTCGCTGCCCGAAGTCTACGCACAGCGTGACGCTAAAGTCCAGGGCACGCCCGAGGTGGTCGCATGAAGACCGACATCCCCACCTTCAGCGGCAACTACTTCAGCTTCACTGACGTGGTGTCTAACGTCGTCAGCATCGAAGACATTGCGCACGGCCTATCAAACGTATGCCGGTTCGCCGGCCAGTGCCCGCAATTTTACTCCGTCGCACAGCACAGCGTCATGGTCGCCTACATCCTTGAAGAGTTATACGGGATACACGATCCAGAAGTACTTCTTCAAGGTCTTTTCCACGACGCCTCCGAGGCTTTCCTGGGCGACATGACTACACCGCTGAAGAAGCTGATCCCCGAGTACATGGTGATCGAGGCACGCGTACAGGCTGACCTTATGCGGCGCTTTGGTTTGCCATCCTCTCTGCATCGAATCGTAAGTCTCGCGGATCTCTCAGCGCTCCGGATGGAGAAAGAGCAACTGCTTAAGAACCACGACGTGTGGGCGGTTTTAGAGGGCGTCGAGTGCCTTCAAGAATTTTTCGTTTTCTTCTACACCCCTGAGCAGGCGAAGGCTCAGTTCTTGAATACCTTTTACCGACTAATGAGCGCCCGCAGATGCTGATCATAAATGACCTTCACCTCGGCGTGAACCGCTCCGGCGGCACGACGCCGCTGACCCATGCCACCTTGACCGAATACACGCACGAGAAGTTCGAGTGGCTGCTTGACCAAACCGACCAAGACGGTTGCCTGCTGATTGACGGCGATCTATTCGACGGTTTCCTCGTGTCCAACAACGTGCTGTTGCGTACGTTCTCGGGGCTGTCCACACGGCTCTATTCAGGCGTCATCAAGAAGCTTCTCTTGGCGCGCGGAAACCACGATATAGCGAAAGACTCGACGAAGCTCAGCTCCTTCGATCTGCTCGGCGCGCTGCTGGTCGAGGCGTATCCGCAGCGTGTGGTGGTGATCACCGAACCTACCGTTATCCGTTGGGGCGCAGAGAATGAATCATCTGCCTGGGTCATTCCCCACGCCGAGAACCAGGACATCTTCGACATGTGGATCGGCCAGGTGATCAACGATCCACAAGACATCGTGTTCGTCCACGCCAATTACGACAACGGCTTTGCAGCTGAGTCGGACCACTCTCTGAACTTGACCAAAGAGTGGTGCAACGCGCTTGAAACAGTCGGCGTTCAAAAGATCATCTTCGGTCACGAGCATCAGCAGGGCATCCGGCCGAACGGCGTGATCATCATCGGCAACCAGTTTCCCACATCTATTTCTGACTGCTTGAATAACGACAGCAAGCGCGCGCTGCAGATCAGCGAGACGGGCCACATCACCGAGTTGCAGACCTGGACGGACCGCGGTTCGTACTTCGAATGCGACTGGGCGAAACTGGATCAAGTGCCGGAAGACGCCCAATTCGTGCGGATCAAGGGCGAAGCGACCGACGAGCAGGCCGCAGCGGTTCTCGACGCTGCGTCTGCCTTGCGCAAGAAGCACGGCGCGTTCGTCATCACCAACTCGGTCGTCGTGAACGGCCGCACGCTGGACATCTCCGCTCTCGACGCCGTCGAACAGGTCCAGACGTTCGACGTGACTGCCTTCTTATTCGACAACCTGTCGGCCGACCAGGTCGAATACTTGAAGCCGATGCTGAAGGAGCGCACGTGAAGATACTTGGATGGACCCGTGCGCAGTGGCGTGAAGCGCACAAGCATGCGAGTCGTGCAACCACGCTCGCGGAATACCTTGATCGTTTGAAAAACGCATTGGAGCGAAGCGCAAATGCTTAATGAAATCAGCCTCACCAACTTCCGGCAATTTACCGATCGTACAGTCGTCTTCGGTGCCGGCAACACGTCGCTGCGCGGTGCAAACGAGGGCGGAAAGAGCACCATCATCGAAGGTTTCCTGTACTTGGTCGGCGGCGTCAAGGCTTGCCGCAACAATGACTTCGTTACTTGGGGCGCTAAAGCATCAACCTGCAAAGTCGAAGGCTTGCTCACGCTGCAAGGCACGCAGATCCGCGCCACGCGCGGCAAGTCCGGCGCTGAAATCTACGTGCCGCACTCGGCTGACAAACCGACCATCGTCGGCCAAAACGAGGTCACGGCCTGGTTCAGTGAGCAGCTGGGCGCATCGTTCGACGTGATCAAGAAAATGTGCTTCGCCGGACAGAAGGAAATCGGTGGTTTGCTCGATGAAGGCAATACTAAGGCTGTCGAGTTCATCGAAGACATGTCCGGTCTAGACATTGTCGAGTTCTTCATTGGTAAGATCCAGGCAACCGGTAAAGTCGGCGTCACCACGGCATTGGTCGAGCGCGCGCACAACGACCGCGACCAGCTTGAGCTGAGCAAGGGTTACGGCTCCAGCGCCGAGCAAAACATCAAATCCTGCGAAGCGCAGATCGTGCCTCTTGAGAAAACATCGCAACTGCTTACTTCTCAGGTCGAGGAAGCCGAAGATGTCTTGAAAGCGGATCGCGAGCTACTGCGTATAGCCACGCGGCGTTCGTCCCTGCTCGAATCTGCAAAACAACGCAAAACAGCCGCAATTTTGGCTCTTGACAAGGCCACAAACACGCGAGAAGGCACCGCCAGCGCCCTTGCGGAAGCTCGCCTTGATGCTGCCCTTGAGGCAGAGCTAGAAACGGCACAGGCGAGGCAACAAAATGTGGAAGATTCCACAATTCGCATAAAAATGAAGCAGGCTCTCGACGCGTGGCCAGCGCCCGAGGCGGAATGGGATGAAGGTCTCCCCGCGCTGCAGAAATTCGTCGCCGACAACCGAAACCTGGAAAACGACGCGAGCCGTCGAATCGCGTCATGCAGGAAAGACATCGCTGTTGCTGAAGCGAAAAAGGTTAATTCGAGTGCATGCGGTTTGTGCGGGAAGGATGTCAGTGAATTTCCGGAAGTCGCCAAGAAAAACGCAGCGTTGGACGCTGCGGCCGAAGCACTGCGGGCCGAAGTGGTAATCCTGCTGGCCCATTCGGAAGACTACGTAGCCAACATCGAGGCCGGCGCAGCGATCTTGGCTGCGCCGAGTTTCCCCCACGCGCACAAGCGCCCCGATCTGTTCGAGATCGACTGCAAGTATGTGCCGTTCCGTGTCAAGTGGGTCGGCGGTGAAGTCGGAGCCGCTGCGCCGAGTCTGCTGTCACAAATCGCAGCGTTGAAGGCCGAGCGCCAGGCACGCGCAACGCTGGAACGCGCGGCGGCCACTGCGCAGGCCGCGTTCGACGCCGCTGATGCGGCCTTGACCGCATTGACGGGCGATCTGGTGGCGCTCGAAGCCGGGCCGGCGACGGTTGAGAGCGACATCGCTGAGCGGATCGCGATTGCCGAAGGTGTGCTGACGCAGCTCCGGGTGGAGCTTTCCCTTGTCGACAGGGAGTTGGCCGGTCTGCGGAGTCAGCTGACCAGTCTGCGGATCAGCTTCAGAGATTTGGCGGTGACCCTGGAGCGGCTTAAATCTTCACTCGCCGTCACGGAAGCTGATCTGGCCACCTACGAGTTTCACAACAAGCTGATTGAGGATTTGCGTAAGGCGCGGCCGGTCGTTGCTAACCGGCTCTGGAACATGGTCTTGAAGGCGGTTTCAACCTATCTCACCCGGATGCGCAACGAGCCGTCCATCGTCGAGCGCCAGGACAAGACGTTCATTGTGAATGGCAAGCCCTATACCTCGTACTCAGGCAGCGCCATCGACTTGCTGGCGCTCGGCATCCGCATAGCTCTCACCAAAATCTTCGTGCCCGGCGCGGACATGCTAGTGCTCGACGAGCCGTTCGCAGCTTGCACGCCCGAGCGGACGCTTCAGTGCTTGGCTTTCGCGGTTGCGGCTGGCTTCTCGCAGACGATCATCATCACGCACGAGGGCGGTACCGAGCAAGTTTTCGATCATATCGTGGAGGTGTGACGTGAGTGGCTACGCCAAGTCGCTGTTGAGGCTTATCGAAATGTCTAAAAGTCCCTTCGGCGTTGGCGTGTCCACGCGTGGAGATATGCGATTCATGGCCGACTGCATTATCAGCGGCACTTACTGTAAACCGTTTAGAGGAGTGTATTAAATGAGCCTTACCTGGGAACACCAATATCTTGACCTCCTGGCCGAGCTGCTGCACAGCGGCAATCAGAAAGGCGACCGCACGGGAACGGGCACACGCAGCCTCTTTGGCCGCCAGATCCGCATCGACCTGCAGCGGGAATTTCCGCTGATGACGACCAAGTTTGTCCCGTTCAAGGCTGTGGACGGCGAACTCCGCTGGATGCTCAGCGGCTCGACGAGCGCCAAGGAGCTGGTCGAGAAGTATGGCACGACCATTTGGAACGAGTGGGCAGATGAATACGGCGATCTTGGGCCGGTATATGGCGCGCAGTGGCGCACCTGGTGCGGTGTGAACGTCAACACTGATGCCTGCAGCGACGTGGTGGTAGTCGACCAGATCGCAGAGGTGATCAAAAGTCTGCGGGAACGCCCGAATAGCCGGCGGCACGTCGTGAGCGCTTGGAACGTAACGGATCTGCCGGACGAGGCATTGACCCCACAAGAGAACGTCGCAGCGGGCAAGATGGCGCTATCGCCGTGCCACTGTCTGTTCCAGTTCTACGTGAACGACGGCAAGCTGTCGTGCCTGCTCTATCAGCGCAGCTGCGATATCTTCCTTGGCGTACCGTTCAATATCCCGAGCTACGCTCTGCTGACGCATATCATCGCCTCGCTCGTGGGTCTCGACGTGGGCGAGTTTATCTGGACCGGTGGAGATGTCCATTTGTACAACAATCACGTCGACCAGGCGCGCACACAACTGGCTCGGCAACCCACCGCGGCACCTCAGCTGCAGTGGAGCCATGCCCCGGTATCGCTCGACCAGCTCGGCGCAGATTGTTTTGAGGTTGTAGACTACACGCCACAGGCGGCTATCAAGGCTGCGGTCTCAGTGTGATATTCTGGCGGCTTGGTCTGCACGACGGGCCGCCTACCTTGAGAACCTAGAATGAAAATAAAATGGCTGCTTCTCGCGATGTCCGCAGCGGTCTTGGCCTCCGGCTGTGCGCCTACCGTGTATCCGTCAGCTTACGAACCGGTTCCTGATCCAGTCCACTGCAAGGCTGGGCGGCAGTGTGAGGCTGAGTGGGTTGCAGCGCAAGAGGCGGTCGAAAGCGCAAGCTTCATGAAGTTGCGTATGGTCACCGACACGCGCCTTGAAACATATCCGGAGGCTACATCCGGCCGCATGCAGGGAACAGTTACCAAGTTCCCTGCGCCGGACGGAAGTTACGTCATAGCCGCACAATTCACCTGCTACACCCTGCCTGGATGTGACTCGGCCCAAGCGCTGATCAACTTCACAGCTCACATCAAGTACGCGGGCATGGGGTTCTAGGGCTTTCGCTCAGTCGCCGTCAGGAATCACTGCTTTTGCGCCCTCGTTGACTTCCAGCGACAGCCCGCAATGATTGGCCTGGAACCAGTTCAAGATCCGGCACAAGATGCATCCCCACCTTCGGCCGGCCAGCCGTGCCTTGTCAGCCCGCGACGAAATGGTCTCTCCCGGATCGCCGCCGGTCAGCGCATTGCCGAATTCGTCCAGCGCAACTGCAACGTTAATCAGCCAGGTCTCGCCCGGCCGGGGACAGTAGAGGTGAACTGGTGCGCCGGCAAGGTGCAGCGCCGCCGAGACCCCGTTCACGATGAACTGAAAAATCAGTTTCATTGCGTGGCTCCGGCGGCCGACGTAATCCCAGGCAAGCTGCCGTTACACATCAGCCGATCTTGAATAATTAGCTTTTGGGCGGCTGTAAGGTCGATAGCGAGTTGGTCGGCTTCGGAGAATTCGTCAATGAAAAAGTTTGAAGATCCGATTGAAAGTGCGGCGTAACCGGTCGCATTATCGACGGGTCCGCTGGTGCCAGACGCGGGCACGACAGCCCCGCCGCTACCGGAACTGGCTGTAGCGACGTACAGGCGCTGAGTAAGATTGCGATTGGCAGTAAGCAGAGCGTCACGACGTTTGAGATTTTCACTGGTATCCTCGGCATGGGTTTGGTTAATCGAGTCAATCGCGGCCTGGTTGACCGCGGCCTGCTTCAAAAGCGCACTCTTGTTCGAGGCGACCTGGGCTTGTGCCTTGGCTGCTTCAGCCGAGACGAAGGCATTGAATACCAACTCTTCGACGTGCTTTCCGTAAAAGAAACTCGCGCCAATCGCCCCGATAAAGACGGTCAGCGCTGCGAGCAAGATCCACGGGAGTAACGAGGTGGTCGCGGCGCTGCCGACTGCGGTCTTGGCGGCACTTTCCGCCACGTCCTCTACTGCGGTTGTAACAATGCTCATGGGGTATCCCTGGGTGGTCCATAACGCAGCTGAATCAACTTATCGGCAGTGACGTGCAGCCCTACCACAGCGAGGTAGGCGAGCCAGATCCCCTCAGGAGCAACGCTCACCCAATTCGCCTTGACAAAGCACAGGGTCGCCGCCGCATACGCGACGTTCGACCACACTACCGGACTTGGCGGCAGCTTCACGCTGCCACCGTACCGCCGGCCGCCACATACGATTCCAGCAGCGATTCCAGCGTGTTCTGATGCTGGCCGTAACCCGCGGCCGGAAAACTGGCCCAAAGGTGAGCAACCAGTGCCACAGCTTGCGTGAAATTGCCTGCGTCGATATCCGGCAACGCGTGGCACTCCCTGATCTGCTGCAGCGCCACTTTGTCTTGCGCGAGTGGGCTGAAGTCGGTCAGATCGAGAGAATTTTTGTAGCCTTGAACCAACTCGCCGTCGACTGTGCGATCAGCCCAAAACAAGTGCAAGAGCTGGTAGCGACCCGCAGCCGTCGAATCGAATTCCTTATTCAGGATGTTCGGATGATCCGCATAACTCGGAAACGTCAACGGGTTTTCCAGCGTCGAGCCGACCAAAACGTTGTAACCGTTGTCCGTTGCGGCCAGCAGCGCCGCGCCGATTTCAGATCCTGCAATGGCGTCGAGGAACGCTACGCGATTCTGACTGCCTGCCACACCCGCTGTGATAACTGCCATTTACGGCCTCCGTACTAAATCGTCAATTCGCTTATTCAGCGCGTTCATCCCTTCTCGGGACTCCTTGGAGTTCCCATCGAGCACGTTCATCATTTGCTGCAATGTTCGGTCTAGCCCCGACATAACCCGCGTCAGCTCAGGCGACGAGACGAAGAGCTTCAGTGCCTCGATTTTGGAGTCGGACAGCTCCTTCTCCAGCGCGTCAACCTGCTCCTGCGATGCACACTTCCCGATTGCCCCTGCATTCAATTCAAGGCCCCTAAGAACTCTCCGAATGAAATACCAAACGACGACGGAAACGCCACCCACAAGGAACAACCCGATAGTTACCCAGGTGCCTAGATCCATATTTCCCCGACAATGCTGCCTTTAGGGCAGATGAATTAGACGACGCTAAGGCGCTCCTTACAATGCGCGGATTGTACCTCGTCACATAGGAATGCTAACTATATTTGGCAACGAAAAACACGAAACTTGTTAGAAACGTGCGTCAGCTATGACATACGAAACTCCATTGAGTGAATACGCCAAGCCGACAGTTAGCGACGTGCTCGTCCCGGACAAGACAAAGCCGCTTACGGTGCTGGCCATGGCAGCGAGCGAGGTTATAGTCTGACCGCCGGGTTGCATGGTAACGCCTGCGGGCGCGTAATAAGAGAATGCAGCGCTCGCTCTCTTCGCAGTCTGAAAAGGGACATTGACCCCAAGAAATCCTGTCGTCGCGTTGCAGGCTGCTATGCCTACCGCGTCATAAACCTCCTCGTAATACCTCTGAATCCTCGCGAGTTCCGGCTGAGGCCCGCGGTACTCAAATGCCGTAGGTTCGCCGCCGGCCCCGGTAATTGAGTTAGACGCCTGGGGGCTGCAGTACTCGGCTTGCCACTGGGCATCATTGACTGCGTATACCGCGCCAGGGGGAAAATCAATACCGAGAGTAGTAAAGCCAGTCGTCGTAGTGCCTATAGTTTTTCCAACAATGCTAGGCACATTCAGCAGGATTGAGAACCGCTGCGGTGTCGTGGTCAGTGTCCAGTTGATAGGGACGAGCGTCGTCACATTCGCTGAAGGGGCACCGCCCGTACCGAAATTCTGAGTAATATGCGCCTGCGTCACGTTAAGTGTCCCGCTCGCTACCCACAGCCACACCGACAGAGTTAAAGGACAGCCCTCTGCCTGGGACACGCTCTCTATCCATCTGGAGATCCCAGGAGTGGTCAGCGCCGCGAGAGTGCCCGTAGATGCTGTCGTGATAGCCGTTTGCCCGTAGTACTGCGCCGGCCGCCCTAGGCCGTAAGTCGTCGCCGCGCCTGCGGCGAAGGTCTCTAGGGTATACGTGCCTGCACCTCCCGCTCCGCACTGGGCGAGCTGTAGTACTTCGCATGTGTACGCAGAGAGCGCCGTGAGCGGCTGGGTCGTCGCGTTCCAGAAGTCCTTATTGCCGCCCGCGAGCAGGTTGCGATGCGCGAACGGCACATTGGTATAGATATCGAGCAGCTTTGCGAATTTATCTATTGCGGTCATTGCTTGTCCTCAAAGGCGCGCGTCAAGTGTCATAAATGAGCCACCCGCGTCAAACATCATGCATCCTTGCCCCGGCGTCATGCCCGAGTACGTTACTGCCAACATCCCAGAACTCACGCCAATGTTAAAAACCGAAAGGCCTACCGGATGCGCGGACGATGTTGCGGGCGTAAAAAAATAAAATGTGGCTAATGCCGATCCTCCAAACGCAGGACTCGCCGTCCGTTTTGGCTGATAGTCAATCGTGATATAAGCTGTCGCAACCGCGCCGACCACACCCGACCCATAAGACCCGCCGGTCAGCACCTCATAATGACGCAAAACCCTCTGCAGCTCCTCTGGGATTCCTCGATACTCGAACGTCGTAGGAAGTCCCTGCGGGCCTGCACCAGGGCTGCACCACTCCACCTGCCACTGCGCATCGTTTATGGTGAAGGTAGCGCCTACGGGATAGCAGACTCCGACCTCAACGAAGTCGTTTCCTCCTGTGCCAAGCGTCATGCCGGCGATGCTCGGCACTGCGAGTTTCACGGAAAACCGCTGAGGAATGGTTGTTAGATTCCAGACGACCGGGGTTAAGGTCGTCACAGCGGCCGACGGCGAACCTCCAGTCCCAAAATTCTGAGTCACAAACGCCTGCGTAACTGTGACGGGCGCAGCGGACCACAGCCAGACCGAGACTGTCTGAAACCCGTTTTCGGCTCTGGTAACGCTCTCCAGGCGCTGTGATATCTGCGGGCCTGTCAGCGCGGCGAGGCTTCCGGTCGACGCAGCTGTCTGAACGAATTGCCCGTAATATTTTACCGGCCGAGACATGCCCAACGTGCCCGGCGTCCCGAGCGCAAACAACTGCTGGCCATACGTCGCCGCGCCGGCTGTTCCGCACTGCCCGCGGTACATGGTGCTGCTCGTGTACGCGGTCGTTGCCGCGAGTGCCAGCGCCGCCGTTGAAGTCCACTGATCCTTGTTTCCGTCAATGATGTGGTTTCTGTTCGAAAGCGGTAAGCCCGCGCCGAATAGCTCCCCAAGCCTGGATAGCTGCTGTGCTAACGACATAATTTCCCCTTAACTCCAAACCACGGCATCGACCGCAGCGACTGTGGTGGCCGCCATAACCTGCGCGGCGAACGCTACGTTCTTCGCCTGCATAGCAAGGACGGCTGCTATGCCGTCTCGACCCACCTGCTGAATCTGTGATGCTGAGTGGGGAATCCAAGCCCAAACTCCCGCAGCACTTTCGCACCAAAATGGCGTTGACCATATCTGCCACTGCGCCCCGCCATCAAGCACCGAGGTGCCGACAGCTGTAGGCCACGTAGGTTGCGTGGCACCGCTGGTTCCCAAAACCGTATTGACGAATATCTGGCCGCCGGCCGGCACCAGAGACCCTACTGCATACAGCGTGTCCGCCACCCATGTCGTTGCGTCTTGCACACACAGAAGCGCTGATAAGACCGAAGAGGCGAGATTCGTCTGGTCTTTAGCTTGAGATGGGTACGTGTACTTCGCTCCTAAAGCACTCGACAGGAAACCCGACATAATCGCCTCGGCGCACGCTACTGAAAGCGCCGCTACTTGGGCGCTTTGAGCATCCGTCAATGACGTCTCAGGAACCGGCGTAGCTGTGCTGCCCGCGTCGACCCACGCTAAGTATGCGATATAGTCCGTGTTGGTTGGGTCGGGCCAAATCTGAAGTCCGTCCGACCTAATAATTACTTGACTATTAGCGGTTAAAGCGTAGGTGTACATTATAGTCTCGCCGAAAACTGCATGCTTGCAGTGGTGTTGTTGGCCGAGAGGCTAGTCGCATTACCCGCAACAAGGCCCGAGGAAACCGTGGCAGCGATAAACGCACTAGCAGAAGAGCTGGCGCCATAAACAATTGAAGTTGCTGCGGCTACAGTCCCATCCGCAGCGACCGCTTGAAAAGTTGTCGCGGCCGACGATGAAAAACTAGGAGTAGCGCGCATCGCGGGTATGGGTACGGTGAACTGCCCCGTGGTCGCGTTAATTGCTTGACCTGCGCCGAACCGAGTATCCCCCGACCCCGAAACAACGTAGTAGTAGCGCTGACAATACGAAAGCTCTTGCGCATACTGACGCCGCTCGAACGCAGAGGCGTACAACCCTGACTCGAATTGAAAATCAGTAAGCGCGATGTAATTACCGACTGCGGCTCCCCAGTTTACGAGCCCCGCTACCGTAAGGTAATTGCCCGACTGCCATGCATTCAAAGTCGGAGTTTGGTATGTCGCATTATTTAAGCTACCTACGTTGAGCCACATACCTCCCGCCGCGCTATTAGGCGTAGTCAGACTTGTCGGAATCGTAGGGATCTGAAGAGGCACCAAAACAGGGACTCCCGCAGTAGCGGAGAACGTCGTAACAAATGCGTGGGTCGCTGCGTAGTCTCGCACGGCTACCGCATAAGTCCCGCTCACGTTCGTGCTGAACACGAAACTGAGGGCGGCGGGACCTCCGAGCAGGTCATAGCAGTTAAATCCCTCAATAGGCTGACAAATTCCGCCCCAGTAGTTAGCAGACGTAAGACTGCTTACCGCAGCGTTTACTGTCTGTACTACAGCGTTCAGCGTCATCCCGTTATAGACGATAGTGCCTTGGGACTGAGTGAATTGCCCTCCGGCAGAAGCACCGTTAGTGGCAACATACATATCAGGACCGCCGTACCCGCCAATGCCGGCCGAACAGACGATTGAGGGTGCCTGCGCGATGTTGCATGCCCCGTTTATGGCGCGATTTTTGCCGCTAATCGTAGCTGCTACGGCCAGGGCCAGGGCATTCGCAGCCGCCGTTGTGGCGAGCTTCGTCGATACGTCGCCGGCCGGCGCGGTGACGCCATTCACAGCCCCCGTTAGGGTTCCGCCCGACAGCGGCAACATATTCGCCGTCGTGACCGGGTTGAAATTCAAAACCTCATACGATTCGCTGCCATCAGCCACGAAGCCGATAAACGCGAAGCCAGCTGCGGAGTCGGTGTAATCGACGCCTGGAATCAGCTTGTGGCCGTTACTAAACAGCCACGCAAATCCCACAGTGTGAGGGTAAGGAACACTCGTCGCGCCGGCCGCGGGAGTGAAAGACTGATCATTCGGAACATAGACAGTGGACGGACTATAGACGACGCCAGTCAGTACTTCGATTAGATCCTGCGCGCCAAGCGGCTCGGTGAAATTGACGGTTACGCCATCCGCGTTCAGCGTGTAATGCACGCCGAAAGTCTGTTTCCCGCCGTTGCGATAGGGTACGGCGAACGGAGCTGTGAAGCCACTCGTGAGAACCGACGTTGCGCCCGCGACGAATCCTCCGTTAGCAACGGTGTAAACGGTCGAAGTGGGTGCAGTCACGCCATTGGCGGTCACCTGTGTTGTTCCGTCCGGGAAAGTAAACCCCCCGGTCAGAGACTTAACGCCTCCATTTACCTGCAGCGAATGTGTGCCATCGTCCACCGTCGTGCCAATCAGCCAGCGGCCGGCCGCTGAAACTCGGCCGCTCTCGACCGCATTCACGATAAACGTTATCGGAGCAGTCCCTACAGCCGCCAGTGCCAAGCCAAACGCAGAGGATACAAGCTGCGCAGCTGCACTGCCCACGGCCCCTATCATGCGCAGGATACCTCCAGTGCCCGTCGCAGAGATAGACCCGATCGCTTGAATCGCATCAACCCCATTGTCAACCGTATTGGCAAGCAGCTTGGGCGCGGAAACGCTCGTGGTGTAGCCGGGAGTGCTCTTATTCGAGTACCAAGCCACATGCCATACCGACACGCCGTCCGTCGTGTAGTAAAGCGAATCGTTATTGGCCGCCGTGTACGGCATCGCGATGTCACATGTATCAGAGCCTGACAAGGCAAACACCGTAGTACTTCCGGAGATATTCTTCAGGGCGAAACCTGCACCGGCCGGGTAGGTCGATGCCGGCGGCAGCTGCGTTACAACGCCTGCCGCGGTGATATAGCCTATTGTTCCGAGATTTGTGAGCGCAAGCGTTTGGCTGGTCGACAAGATGACCGGCTTAGCAAACTGGACACCAGTCGTCGACGACGTAGCGTAAACGCCGGTCGCGTCGCTGAAAAGAACGGCCGATGACCCTTGCAAGACCGGAGCGCTCGGCACGACGGAGGCCACGTTGACCGTCAGCGTGTAAGCTCCTGTGGTTCCGTTCTGCACGACAAAATTGTGCGGTGGCACACCAGCCGGAATCTGCAAGATCGCGTTCCCTGTCAGCGCCCCGCTGATCTTATAAATCGCGTTTGCAGCCTGTGCAGCGCTCAAGACCGTAGTTCCTGCCGCTACCGTGAGCGAAAGCTCGCCGATGACGCCTGAGACGCTTGTCGCGGCTGCTGCCGCGGAAAGGGCCGCAGCGGTCTGACTCGTTAGCGCTGCCGCTGCGCTAGTAGCTGCCGAAGTCTGGCTGCTTGACGCAGCTGCTTGGCTCGCAGCTGCGCTGCCTGCGCTGGTCGCTGCCTGCGCAGCTGAAAGTGTCGCGCTTGCTGACATCGCCTCGGACGTGGCATCTTCGTCCTGCCACCCCGTAGAAACGTAGACGCGGATTTTCGGAGGAACCGCTGTTATGTTTAAGTACCGGGCACCCACCACCAGCGGGTTACCTTGGTTGTCTACAGTCGGGTCGGTAGCCTGGTCGCCCAGCCACGTCTTTTCAAAAGATGCTAAACCGGTCGTGAGGGTTAAAGCCGAAGTCGCCGCGGATACTTGGCTCGCGGACGCTGCCGCCTGGCTGGCCGCTGCAGACGCCTGATCTAGCGCCGCCGCCGCCTGGCTGGCCGCCGCCGCTACCTGGCTCAGTCCTGCCGCTACCGCATCGGCCGCCGCGGCCGTTACACTACTTGCTGCCTCCGACGCGTATGCCTGCGCGTTTGCCGCGGCGGTCTGCGCTACCTGCGCTCCGCTCAAGTCAATTGATATGGTAAACGCGTCGTTCGTGATTACTGGAGTTGCCATTTATGTACCGCCTACCGTGACTTGCGGGGTAATCCATACGTTGCCGCCCATGAGGACCGACACGTTACCGAGGGAATCTGTGATCTTTATGTCGTAAACGCCGAGTAGGGTTACGCGTCTGCCGTTCATGACTTGCGTAACCGTGACCTCACCCGACAGCAGCGCGGCCGACTGCGCCGCGCTCATAACCGGCTGGAGAGTCCCGGCTGCGCCACCAAGCAAGATGCCTCCAGTGTTGCTGTGCAAATCCAGTAACGTCGTCGTTGCGTAGTAAGTCGAGCGGATCTGCATATGCGCAGAGTAGCCAGAGAAATTGAGCAACGCACCCGAGGGCCAGCTGAGAGTCAGTAGAGGGCTCCAAGTTTCGCCTTGCTCCAACTGGATGTCATACGCTGCGGCGGTCATCTGTTCCCCTTTGCATACCTGGCCTTCACTGCGTTTATTTTCTCCAACATCGCTACCGTTTCTGGTGGCATCTGCACTTCAGCGCTCAGCGTTTGCAGCGTCTTCCAGATCGCATCGAGCTGATCCCCTACCGAGGGATAAGCTTTAGCGCGCAGCGGCCCTGGATCAGGGTCGTGTACAATTTTTGTCATGGCTGTGTTACTTGGAACGTTGCATCCAGAGCTGGAAACGAGGAAACCAGAACCGTGTAAGTGCCCGGCTGTGTAAAGCTCAAGTCAACCTCACCGTCTGTCACGACGCAGGCGTTTTCGCCGTCGATTGTAACCGTTGATGGATTAGGAATGCTAAGTAATCGCATGCCAGAAAGTGTCGTTGTGTTATTTTTCCTCTCCGTTATAACTCCATCGGCAATGTGATGCGTCTTTCCGGTTCCGTTGCCTAAGACCCGGCTACCGCCGACTGGTGGTTTCTGAATACTCAACATGCGCGCCGGGATATTTCCCGATCCGACGATCTTTCCTGAAGCGTCCGCCATGACAAACGCTGTCATAGTCTCTCCATTAGGCACCAGCATTAAATCGCTCATCTTTTCGCCTCAAGCACTGTGATATTCACATCTGCCGATCCACCCGTCACTTCAATCGTCACTAACCCGTTCAAGCCGAGTGCCGTGCAGAAAAATGACAGACTATTCCACCCCGTTCCCTGCTCCATAAGCGTTCCGTTGACGTACAAGTATCCTGTTCCTAGCGCAGCGTCCGCTCCATCCCCGCCCTCAGTTACAAGCTCCATGTTTACGAGGATGATTAAATTTCCCCCGCTCGCCACGTAATTTACCGATACCGCACTTGACGAATTCGGCGTCAAGTTGTTCCATTGCGCCATCGTTGTGACAGCGTTGCCGGCTATCGTCAGCGTGCTAACCGCAGCGTTTTGTATCTGCGCGTTCA